GGGATAGCATCAATGAGGATTTTAGCGGTATGACAGATAGCAATCTTTTGGGAGGCGAAGAACTTAATAGTCCTGGTATTCCCTTTTTCTTGTAAGGCTTTAAGGGCTACACCTGATTGACTATTGACCTGTTCGCCCATACTGGCAGCAAACAAACCTGCACTTCTAGCAAGACCGTCTTGCATAGACTGTGCAGATGTGACAATACCGGCGTTAACCTGCGCACCACCATTCTGTTGGGGTGGTCCGGGGCTTGCGGGGTCTGGGTTATAGTATTGAACAGGGTCGGCGTTCGTGTTTAGCGTGCCCAGCTCGTCTTCAAACCCTGCTGCCTGTACTTGGGTCACCCAGTACTTAGCACGAGGAGCTAATGCACCTTCTTCAATCTCACGGCTCTTGAGGTAGTTAAATACCCGCTGATAATCCGTCAATCCTCTGACGACTCCGAAGTAAATCAGCTTGTTTTCAAAGCTTTGGAAGTTGGCGTAGGTAGGGATAAGGGGTATCCAACTGAAGACCGTTTCCTTTTCTTTCTCCAGCCAATCGCCGTTGTCGAACATGCGACTAAACACAACCTTATCTTTCCGGTTTCGTCGCCGCTTTTCTGTAACGCCTGCCGCTAACAACTCATCCACAACCGCTTTAAAGTCGTCGTTATCTTCGAAGACCATGCCGTTGTCCATCTCGACAATCTGGCGGTCAATTTCTTTGATGTACAGTAATTCACCGACCAATATCATGTCGGCTTTGTTGAAATAGGCTTCATCACTCCGACCATCATCAAGTGATTCTTCCTTTCCTTTGGGCCAGCGTTCTGCGTAATCAGTCTTTAGAATGCCGGTCATGACAACGCCCCATTTGGCGTCGCTACCGTCCTGATTCTGAGCAGCGGAATCAAGCCAAACTCTATCGGCCCAGTTGGGTACACGCTCAATGACTAAATCTTGATCAAATGAATTGTCATCAACAAACTTTGTATTGACACGCCAACCATCAATGCCGCTGATAATCATTTGACGGGCTGAGCTGTTAAAAATATGTGTAGCGTTTGATATGTTCTCTATGTTGCGAATCATACCGTCGAGGGTCTTAGCTGTTTCTTTACTGGCTTCGCCTCCTGCCGGACTCACCCGAATATCGAAGTCAGCCTGTTGCATCTCACCTGATATCTGATCAACTACGGGGGTGGTCATGTCGAAGGTGTAACGAGGTCGGCCCTTATTAAGATTCCACCAATACGGTTCCCATTGACCATCCGTTTTGTTTAAGAATAACTTTGCTTCCCGGCACTTCTCTCTGATATCCGTTTCTGAGTCCTGTGCCTTTATCAGCATATCCAGAACGTCAGCATGTACGGTAAACGTAGGCATTAGCCACCCCACCCTTCAAAGTTAATTTTCTTGGCTTTTGTAATCACTTTAGGACTAAACATAGCCATCATAATGGAATCTGCCATGTTAGGGGACGGCAGTTGATAGGGCTTTTTGCTCATCTCTAACTTAGTCATTATCTGAATTCTACCATTGTTATTCCGTTTCAGTGGAATGCGGCATAGCTCTGCCCTTAGTTGGTCGAGACACTGAATATCCGAAGATAGGCTAATCATGTCATCCGGATTGGTATACACATCGCTATCAACCGCACGGAATGTGTTTAAAAAGCGCTCCCTTAACTTCCAATAGAACTGAGCACGACGGTTTAAAAAGGTTTGTTGGTTGGTTTTCCTGTTCTCTACGTCGCCCTTCTCAACATCAATATAGACTTGATCAGCATCTTGTGCCGTCTCAGAGCCCTTGAACATAAAGTAATCCATCTTAGTACCGTCCAATGCGTCATTAACTTGACGCTTTAAACTCACACCCATACCGTCACAATCCCACACAAACCAATCAGCCTGTTCCTCTTTGGCCTTCTTGATAGCCCAATCCATACCTACATTCACATCACCCGTGGTCAGTTCGGCCACATCAAGAACGATAGAACCATGCCGGAGACAATAACCTTTGCTGTCCCCACCTTCATCACTGGGATCGTGGGACGCAATCTTAGCGCCCACCCCATCAAAGCCCAGCTTCTTATGTGCATCAATAGCGGCGTCAAACCATTCCACCGGGATGATAGTATTTTCCACTTCATCATAGAAATCGCCGAGCCAAATGTGCCGATACAGCGCTTTCGATAGTGTCTGCTCATCATGCTTGCGTTCCTGTTCGAGCACGTCCGGGAACAAAGGGTTGTCCATATAGTTAATAACCACGATGAGGTGCAAATCGTCTTCGTAATAACCATTGGCTAATAGCTCTTTCTCATAAGGTTTTATAAAGCGTTGGCTAAAGGGATCGGCTGAACTTCTTGGATTGCCGGCCATCCATATCTCAGAGCCTTCGATTCTTAAGGTGGGAGTGAGGTTCTTCAGGCTTTCAAAGGATATGGTTTGAGCTTCTTCGACAAAGAAATACTTAAAGCCGTGGGCAGACTTAACACCTTCAGGATTACGTGCAAGCCCTTTGAACTTAAACTCAGCCCCGTTGATATGTCGAATAGCAGTAGCGAGTGGGTCGAAACCTTGTAAGCCTAATCGTTCTATCTCTGCCTTGAGTAGTGCATGGACAGAGTCATCAATGGAATTCATGAATTCACGAAAGCAACCTACCTTAGCCTTTTCTGTTTGTGCTCTCATCAGTAATAAGTCAGCAATGGTCATCGACTTACCACTACCCCTTCCCCCTATTGCTATCTTGAACCGCTTATTCTTTTCATGAAACGGTAGAAGCTTTCGGGGTATTTCCATTCGGGGCATTAATCAACCACCTTTACTTCCCATACTGTGTCGACTTCTATCGGACCACCACCAGGACCGCTAAGTTCTTGCTGTAGACGGTCTGCATATCTATTAGGCTTGAACTTACTGGCTGCCCACTTCCTAGTATCAACTCTTAGTTTGGCATGACTAACACGGACAGCATCTTCAGCGTCAGCGTCAGCAATATCAAGCATTTCCTCGGCCATCATGTCGGCCTGATCTTCTCTTGCAAGGTCGTAATTGTTGGAAAAGTCTGGATTCTCTCTACGCCACTTGTACACACTGCATGGATTAGGCATATCCTCAGCCTTACACATCTTAGCGAGACTAATTCCCATTGCGATATTTTGACAGATCTTATCAGCAAGCTCTAACGTGTAATCAGTGGGTCTACCCATCTTTAAGTAGTCGGCTGGGTCTTTAGGCTTGGTCATTAGTGAACAGCCTTGAGCTTATCTAGAAACTCTCTTGCGGTTGCTACTTCACCCGCTGTGGATTGGCCATCATCGATAACAGCTTGAAGACGGCGGATAGTTTCGTCTTGCTCATCGTCATCAGGGAAAGCCTGTGGGGTGTTGTTTAGGTGGTTTGATAGGTTACCCACCGCAATGGATGCCGCTATGTGGTTTTTCTTGAACATGAATATACCTCTTCCGAGTAGGCCCCAATACGCTTGGGTATGCGTGTTACGTTTGTGCGTGTTTCATGTGGAACAATTTGTTGTGCAACTAGGTGAACGTTGGCCCCTTACGCTTACCACTTCTCTTTTTACGTCGTTCCGGGGCAACGGTGTTAATAGCCTGGGCCACACTCTGGCTCTGACTTTTCCCTTCTCCCCTTAGTTTACTTATCTTTCGGGATATTGCCTTGTTTTTCTTCTTTTCTGATGGTGTATGAACTGGCATGATTATTTCCCCATGCGTTAGTACTACATTAGTACTGAAGTAAGCCTACTAGGTTAGTAGCCGTCGCCGCAGTGACTTGTGTTGCTCTGACCGGGAGTATCGTGCCTGCCAGTGTACCCGTAAATGTTAATGAGGTGCCTCTCGGGGTTGTTAGGGTGATGTTTCCGCCAGTACCGGTATAGATCGCTTGTATTGGATTTGTAAATACGGTTGTTCCCGGTGTTATAGCAAAGCCGTCGTCTGCTGTTTGAAATGAGCGTGCCATATTAGTTACCTATTCCTATTCCTATTTCAATGGATATTCTACCTAAGTTCGAACCTGTACCGCTACCAACAGTAACGGACTGATTAGCTTCTGTACCCCATGTCTCATCAGAAGCATCAAATGCTTTGACCGGAAACGTATAGCTACCTTGTGGTGTGTCAGGATCAAACGAGAAAGTAGCATCTGCGTTAACAATAACGAAAAATCCACCACCCCCGCTTAACTCATCGCCAAAGCGTAACTGATCGCCAATCGCTAAAGCACCCGCAGCCGTGATTCTATTATCTCCTACAGGCTCTATCGAGGTTAGATCAACAAAGTCATTATCTGCCAATGGAGACGCGACAAAGGAAATATTGTCATCATTGCCGTCACTATTTGTAACACGCAGAGTATTTGGGCCATATTTTAACTGTTTACCGCCTGCGGACGCTGTTTCAATAATGGCTGATGTGGAAGTAATAGAGACATCTGACCATGCAGTTTCGGTCAAATCTATAACTACTGATCCTTGCTCTTGCGTGACAGCGCCGGTTGTTTGGGCGGCAATAAACCCGGCGCCTAACGTCGTTATAGCTGTTCCTGTGATAGCGGGATCAGTAGTAGTCGCGATGACAGGCGTAATTCCGCCAACCTTAACTTCAACGGCCACCGAGCCAACAATAGCGCTTACAGAGCTTACGGCATCAACCGTGTCATCGTCAGCTAGATTAAACTGAGAAACTACCCTGCCTGATATGCCTATTTGGGTTTCGTTAGTACCTACTGTCCATGTAATGCCCTGTGGAGCTGAGAATCCAGAAACAACCGCGTTACCTGAAGTTACTGTACTGTCTAAGTCGTAGGTGTGGCTTGTGCCAAAGTTGACGGCAAATGTCTTGCTTTGAACAATCGCATTCGCACCTGAGCTTGATACATCAGCGTTGACTATCTGTATGACTGACCAAGTAGTTTCTGTCTGTGTTTGACTGGCATAGTCTATGGTTAGTGTGGTTGTGGTGTTAGACGCTGGGACCGCACGAAACATGCTAAATGATTCGTCTTGGGTCGAGGTTTGTACGGTGGCAATTTGAGTCCAGGTTAACCCGGTTCCCGTAATTGTGGGCGTATTAGCATCTACAAAGGCAGCATCACGGCCCATCACAAAGATTAGATAGAGGGTATCGGCTAAAAAAGAAATAGAGGCGGTGGTATAGGAAGATTGATTGGCTAAATCAACGTCTGTGTCCTTATCAGTAAAATCCCCCGCTGAAAAAGCCATTACAATGCCAGCCCTATATATTTATTACCGGCCGCATCATCGACCAATTGTGTGCTATCTGTTCTTCCACCACCCTCAAGCGCTATTGTAATCTCATCGTAAAACCAAGTTTGCTGTTTTGGTATCCCACCATTCCAGTAAGTTATAAAGAATTGAGCGGTTCCCTCATCGGTACTGTCTGTTAATGTTTGTTCGTTTAATAGTTCATTAACTAAAATTCCATCTTTCCAGTAACGTATGATTCCAACAGTTGCACTGTATTTTATATAGTATTCCCAAAATATCCATTTGCCGAATTCCATACCATTTGGGGTGCCTGTTGATAGATTTGACCAGTCAAACACCCCCTCTTTGATAAAATCAAATGCATCTGGGCCGTCGTTATAGTAAATATCGTTGTAACCTTTGTTTTCACCTGCGGCGGTTTGAGTTTGACCACGCATCCACTTGAGCTTAAAGCCAGGCGCATCCAAATCAGAGCCCACTGGGATAAAAATAGGTATTCTAAACCAGGATTCATCACCTTCTACGAGATTAGTAGAGAATGGTGCGACAAAACCTATGGGGAAACCTTCTGTTCCGGCGGTCAGTGATACGTTTTTGCAAGCCCGTGTACCGGATAAAAATTCATCGCTAGATATTTCAGACGCGGCGGTGAAGTCTTGTAGACCAGAGATTGTATTGGGGTTGACGCCTAATGATATAGCTTCAAAGTTTTCATGGAAAAATAGGCCGGAAAGATTAGTTTCTGCGGCGGTAATAAGGGCATTTGGAGTGCCTGTTATTAACACTATACTGGTTACTAACGCAGAGGCTGGCGCACTACTGGTGATAGTCTCTGGTGTTGCAATTGAATAAGAAGCCGCCGCGCTCCATGTGATAGTTACAACCGTGTCACTGGTGCGAGCTACAGAACCTACAACCTCATTGTCCCTAACTTCATTATTAAAGCCGTTTGTGGGGGTGGCAGAGGCTGTCTGCTCATTGATAATGGCTTGCCGAATAGCGTTAAACGTCGCGCCAGAAGCAACCCAGGTGTCATTAGTAAGGGTTAGTATGGTTGTTCTACCACCGGTGACCATTTGGGCTTCCGTGCTGCCTGCGAGCGTTCCTGTGACCGCTAGAGAAACTACAGGACCGGGGCCGTCGGGCCTTTCGTCGCTATTGTAAGTCACTCCCGTACCGGTTCCGCCAAGATCCCACGCATATGTTCCCGCAATTACATTTTTGGTCATTAGTTAACCGGTAGATAGACAATGTATGCCTATAAGATACTGCATAACCGGTCATTCGGCAAAGGCGGCTACCTCTCCACTTGTACCCAGTCTGAGGGTTGGCCGTTGGTATCAATGACACGCAATTGGTAATACTGAATTTCATCCGATGCAAAGGGGTCTCCATTTTCTCGCATCGTCGGATTATTGAACGTAAGCTTCATGTCAAAATTCTCGTTGGCCGCAGTTGTACAATAAAACTCAAGGTCTGGCTGATCGATCCATACCCTACCATCTTCGCTCTTGAGCGTGTTATAGCCCTTACGGGTGCATTTGCAAACAATGTGATAAGGGACCAACTTCTCATTGATCCCCGCGCACATGGCTGTCTGTGTTTCACTATGGCTTGATATGTCTGTCATGCTGTTAACTCCATTAGCTTAGCCTTGTAGTAATCCTCAATCTGTTTGTAATCCTGCGCGGTTCGCTTTACCGTTCCGCCTTTATTAGCCAGCAAATAATCAACTCGATCATCACCTATTTTAAGTCTTAACCTGCCTTCGTAATCGTCGCTATTACCGCCTTGGTATCTATTGCAATATTCGGACTGTAAATTGATATTATCTTCGTGATAGCGAATTTTTGGATTGTTGCCGGATTCCTTAAAGTGACCAGCGTGGAAGCTTTTCTTAAACGGTCTACCACAACATATACATGGGTTTTCCCAGTCTCGCGCTTGAATGTATTTATGGCACGCTGTCTTAGCTGCTGCCTTTCGAGTTTTAATATCATTATCATAGAATTCCCGCTTTCGTTTTGAGTACTTTTTCTTCTGCTCCTTTTGAGCTTTTAATAATTGTTTTTCTTGTGCTTTTCTAACCTTTTTTAATCCATAGGCGGTGACACAATCAAACGAATGGAAGCGGCAGACGTTGACCTTTATCATGCTTTCCTTTTCGAAGCGTTCACCACACCCTAGACATTTACATTTAGCCATTTAATAACTCATTTAGTACATAACTTTAATTTCAGTTGGCCTTCATTTTTGAGGCTATGTGTTCGGGCAATTCGCCATGCTTCTTAAAATACTGCTCCGCTTCGACGCAAGTTGGGCAGCGGCAAAACCTTTTGTTGTACTCTTGAAATGGATCAAGGCAAAACCAGCCACGACCATCGCATTCTGGACAGCCTTTTAGCTTTGCATATTCCTGGTCCGTCCCTGGGTGCAATACCGGGGCTTTCTCCAGACGTTCAAGCATTTCTTGAATAGGCATTTCTAGTTTTCACCTTGTACAAATATGAGGCTATTCGCCTTTTAGCTTCCCAACCGACATGCAAAGCTCGTTGAGGTTTTGAAAATCCTGGATGCATAGACTGCCAACCTGGGGCATCACGTCCTCCAAAAAGGCATCCATTCGCTTTACGCACGCCTGATACTCTTCTATTTTTCTTAGTAGCTCTGCCATTGGATTGTTTACTTTTTCCATAACTCACTCCCGGTACATTTATGCGTTATCGCTCATCTAATGATTGTCCGTGCCTATCAGGGAATATCACACTTACACCTAACTTCGATGCGGTATGCCGGTTAAGAACTTCATAGACTTCAGTCACTTGTTTTTTATTTAACCGGGTTGTTGAGAGTTTTTCTAGCATTGCTTTCTGGATAGGTTTCCAAAGTCGTTCCTTTATCGTTAAGGGTGTCCAAGGTATGTCAGCATCCTTGGTTAGAACTTTTTTCATATCCCACCCGGCTTGATTTAACGCTTCGGCAAGCATAGAAAAATAAAGATGCATGCTTGCGTTCTGCGGTAAGGACCGTTGTTGATCAACACTAATTTCCACATGAACAGTACCTGAAGACATAAGACGCATAATCACTATAATGAGAGCGTC